GAAGAAAAAGACTATGCAAGAAGTGTAGAATTATTTCTTTCCAAAGATTCTGATGCAAGTAAAAGAATTTTACAACCTATATACCAATCTTTAAAGGTTGCAATGAAAAAGAAGAAATATACTTCAGCAAGTGCAATGAAACGATTTGTTTACGCAGTAGAGGCTGCACAAAGAACAATGGCAAATGACGGCAAAAAGGTAACACTCAAAGATGAAGACAAAACACGTGCTGCAAAACGACTTTTAATAAATTTTGAAAAACATGTAAGAAATTTAAATGATTAATGAACACTCGGTTAAATGAGAAAAATTTTCTAATATTTTTAATAAAAAATTCTTCTTTCTTTGAAATCCAGGATCTTTATAATGATCTTAGCAGAATCAAATATGTTAAAAGATTATTGATAAGATTTAAAAAAACAGGAGATCTAAAAGAAAGATTAATACTCAATCATATAATAATATTACAAAATATATTTGGCGCAGAAATCTGTACTAGGATTTTATTTTTTAAAATTCCTAAAGATTTGCACGAAATGTTGAAATCATTTTTATTGTATTTGCACTATATTCCTAATCAAATACCAGAAGTAGATCTAGATAAAATAAAAACAAACGAAACGATAGATAAAAAATTGAAGGAAATAAATGAATAAACAATATAAATTGGATTCAAATTTAACTTCAGTTATTAACGGGTTTACTATGTGGAAATATATTAAGGCTATAACTACTCCTTTTGATAAAACCAAAGCATTTCGAAAAGGAATAATAGACGCCAGAGGAAATTATTTAAAAAATCCAAACAGATTATCTAGAGACGAAAAAAAGGCTCTGTTGCCCTTTGATATAATGATTTTTAATTTAAAGAAACTGTTTGATAAGATTATAGATCCGTCAATTAAAGTTAAATTACGATATATTCCAACTGCAATTCCTCTTCTGGCAGAAGAGGCGGAAAAATACGGTGCAGACGGAGAATTTATAATAGAACAATTGCTTGCACTCACATACGATAAAGGATTTGTGATTGAAGAAGTAGAAGAAATAGAAAATACCTTTTTAATTGAAGAAACTGTAGGACATTTACCTCATGTCGGAGAACTAATTTATAGTGGAGGTAACGAAACTGTACTAACTCATTTAAATTCTACTCTGGGTGCTTTAAGCGGCAATCAATCGCCTGATCATAATTTATCCGTAAAAGCAGACGGAACGATGAGTGTAGAATTTGGTAAAAGTAATGGTGTTCCTTTTGCACGAAGAAAAGGAGAAAACTCTCAGCGTTTTACTTCTGAGGCAGAAATTGATGATTGGGCAAAACAGAACAATAAACCGTATTACATTGAACCTATGCGAGCAGCTCTCAGAGCAGGTTCTCAGTCTAAAATACCGAATAATGAATTTTTTCAAGGAGATGTTATTTTAGGAGGAAAAGGAAATTTAATCCAATACAATACTCCTAGATCTGTAGACAGTCAAATAGCAGTACACGGCAGATTTGATTCTGAAACCCGAGATCGTTTAGAATCAAATCCTGATATGAGTCATTTAAATACAGATACACAACATTTTCCTCGTCTAGGATTAACCAATCTTCCGCAACTTGATCCAGAATATATAAAAACATTAAAAGGTCATATTACTAGTGCATCTAAAATATTTTCAAATCAAAAAGTTCAAAGATTGATGGGAGAGATATCTGAACATCAGGACCTTACCAAAAAAGGAGCATCTCGTTCTGCTTATCTTGTTAAATTTTCCAATGCAGTACAAAGAGGAACACACGAACGAACGTTAGAAGGTTTCAAAAAATTTACTGATGATGAAATATCAAAAGCAAAATCAAAAGACAAATTAAGATATCAGGCACACTATGATATTTTATCTCAAGACACGGAAACACTTAAAAAATTATTCGATGCTCATAACAGTATAGATCAAGCAAGAGATATTATTGTTGATCACGTGACTAAACATGCTACAGAATTAACTCCGGCAGAAGGCCATCAACACGAAGGAATAGTATCCGAAATAGGCGAAAGTATGATTAAATTTGTTCCAAGAACTTTCAGCAAAGCAAATTCTGAACAAATAGGCAAATTCAATAAACAAAAATCTGGATCGAGTGGTGTTGTGTTGTATTCAGGAAAATTTGGAACTATAACAGATGCACACAGTGAAATGACTAGACAGGGTATAGAATTGGCTCGAAAACTTGGAGCCTCTCATTTTGTACACGGACCAACAACTTCTCGTGGACATATCCTGTCTCATAAAGAAAAAAGTCGAATTTTACAAAATGCAGCAAAACCTCATCTTGAAGACATAAACTATTCTGTGACTTCTCCCGAATCTGTAAATCCTTTTCATCATATTGACGAATTAATTAGTCAAGGACACACGAAAATTCATTTTATTGGAGGATCGGATCGAATAACTACAAAAGGACCAAATAATCTTGCAGACAGTTTAACCAGATACATGACTAATCACGGAGGAAAATGGAAAACACAATCTGGAGAATTAGTTGATTTAGATTTGCAATTTCATCAGGTAGGAGAAACCAGAGGATCTGATACAAAAATGAGTAATATATCTGGTACTGCCTTGAGAAACGCACTACAGAGTGGAGACACAGAAACAGCACACAGCATAATGCCACGTTGGATGTCTCCTGCACAAAAAAAGAAATACGGCGAACGTCTCCGTCGAGATTCTTTAAAAGAGTCTATTTTATCTAATATAATGGGTTTTTTGAGAGAAGAAGGAGAGGCAGTACAAGCTTCTCCTGTTATAAATAGTGTAGGTGCAGGAGGCATCGCAGGTATAGGACAAGATGCCTCAGACGGCAATGTTGTAGTAAGACGGCGTCCACCTATACTAAGGAGAAAAAGAAGAAAATGATTCCAACGGAACTCATAACATTAATAGGAGGCGGAGTAACAGGATTTATATTTCGTCACATGGCAGAAAAAAGAAAGAACGATCAAGAAAACTTTCAACGACTTTTGACTGCCCATAATGCCACAGAATCTGCAAAAGACGCAGCAGTAAAACGAGTTCCTGTTGATGTAGGAAAAGGAGTTCGTCAGACAATTGTACTGGCAATTCTTTTTGGTACAATACTAGCTCCGTTTATTCTTCCGTTTTTCAATATACCAACAATAGTTGAAGTAGAATACAAATCACCTGAATGGTTGTTTGGATTAATTCCGTCTTCTACCACAACCTTGTTTCAAACCGTTAACGGATATTTGTTTACAGTAGAAAACAGACAAATATTAGTTTCAATCGTAGGGTTTTATTTTGGTAGCGCAGCTGCTGCAAACAAATCGTAAAGGAGTATCATATGGAATGGTTAAACAGTAAATTAGTATCTGGTGCCAGTTGGTTGAAATGTAAAATTCAACCGGTTCGTTTATGGATATGCAATACAATCGGATGTTCTAAATCTACTAGTTGTGAAACTAGTCGTAAGATCGAAACAAAAACAAAAATTAAACTTCGAAAGAAAGCAAAGAAAAAAGGTAAATAAATGAAAAATATATTATGTACTTTGACGGTTTTAACAACACTATGCGGGTGCAGTCCTGTAGTAAAGATGCCGGAGTTTACTAAAAAAACTCCAGATGTTTTAACAAAAGATACCGATGTTGTTTTGAACGAATCGTCTACGGTAATTTTACCCAGAGGAACTTCAGTTCAAACTACAACTTCTTCGGTTGAGGCTACACTCGGAGAAACTGTTAAATTTGAGACAGATTCTAAAGTATTCGAATTTCCCAAAAACACTCAAATAATTATTCCTGTAAATACTTCTTTGAATCTGAAAGAACCTGTTCCAGTTAAATTAGATTCTGGTTTAGAAATATCTCTTAAGAGCGGTACAGAAATAACAGTTACTCGTTTTAATTGGTATGGATTATTATTTTATTTGTTATTATTGGGTGTAAGCATAACTTGGTATCTGAAAACAGCCTCTAAATCCAAAAAGCCTAAATTGTTACAAGAATAAAATAATATAAATATTTTGATGCGTTCATTCTTACAATATTTAACAGAAATTCAAGGCCGAGATTCAAAACAGGATGCCATCGCTGTCATGCACTCTGTTCTGAAAGGAACTGCAGAACCACCAGAATCTCACCATATAGAAATATACGAACAGGCATTAAACGCAGTTCAAAAAGCACATGACGGTTCTAACCCTACTCGAGATTATCTTCATGTATTAGGAAAACGACTGATTGAAGAATTTCCTACTTTAAGAATAGACGGAGAATCTGTAATGCCGGCTGCAGTTCATTCGTTTTTTATGCACGGATTACACGAAACACCAATAACAGAAGCAAAAAGTCCAGCCTGGACCAGAAAAGAAGGAAAAGATCCTGAAGGAGGTCTTAATCGAAAAGGAGTAGCTTCTTATCGAAGGGCAAATCCCGGGTCTAAACTTCAAACGGCAGTCACCAAAGATCCATCAAAAATTAAAAAAGGTTCCAAAGATGATAAACGAAGAAAGTCGTTCTGTCGAAGAATGACTGGCATGAAACGAAAACTAACCAGTGCAAAAACTGCAAACGATCCAGATTCCAGAATCAATAAATCTTTAAGAAAATGGAATTGTTGACTATTATAAATATAAAATAAAGGATAATTATATGTCAACTCCCAAAAATTCACAGGATCCATTGGTTAAAGCCCTTTCTGAATCTATTACCAAACTGGCGAAAACTAATAACTGGAAAAGTCCTACCAAATCACCAGAAGAACAACTCAAGGAACAACAGTTACATCAGTTACAAAAGCAGCAAAATAGTCCTTTGAATTACTATTGGGGAGAACAAAAGTCTAAATCAAATTCTTTATATGAGGATTATTCTGATCTTGGTCGGTGGCTTGGAGGCGGTAAATACGTCCCCAAGTCACAACCTCCGGCCGATGAGTCATTGTTGCGTGCGGCCGTGCCCAATGGGGCCTATCAACCATTTCATAAGGAGTCGCCTGATCTGTGGGATCGTTTAAAACTCGCTCATCCGAAATATAGAACGATCAATGACTATCTGAAGGCAATCGGAAATTTTAATCCTTATAAAGCAATCTTTGATCCTTTCGAAAATCTCCGAGACACGATTCGTGGCCTAACTGGTCGCCGACCCAAGCAACCAAACATCAATCCCAGGGTAATAGACAGACACACACAGACAGAAAAGCAACTTTTTATAAGTCCAGAAGAGTGGAAATATTTTAATCGTTAAGTTTTTCGTGTAAATATTTGCAGATGTAGTACGAATCTACTATATCACAAACCGGATTTGATATTTTTGTTTTATCAGGAGACACTAATTCCATAAGAGGAACACTGGTGTCTTCCATGAACTGTTCGTACATTTTTGATTTATCTGAATTTCCTTTACCTGTTGCTGATTTCTTTATTGTTGTGGGAGGAACTACTTCCACTGGTATTCTGCTTTGCCAGAGTTTATACTTTAATATTCCAGTATTTTCTGCAATGTTGAAAACTCTTCCTTGTGCAGTATACGCATATCCTTCCAAACACACTTGATCTATTCCTGTCACTATTCCCATCACCCAATCTGAAATTGAATCGTATCGTTCAGATTCTTCATTGTATTCTTTAAACGTTTCACCGTGAATATTATTAAGAAATGTTTTAGAATACTTTTTAGTATCAGAAAGAAAATAAAAATTACAGTGTTTAAAATTAAATGGTATAGTACTGTCGGTAACACATATTGCCGGACCGTTAAGACTGTAATCTATTCCAGCGATTATCATCATACTATTTAGTTTCAGACAAGATCCAACCCAGATAATAATCTACTCGTACAAATGAATTTTCTATAAATTGTATCTTTCCTTCTACCAAAGTGGCCGAAAAATTACTTACTATTCCTATTAAATATTTTTTTCCGTTGATTTGAGAGTATACTGCACCACCCGAATCTCCAAACCAAACAGTACCGTTTAATGGAAGAACTTTGAATTGATTTTCTTCTCGTTGGAGAACTCCGTAAAAGAAAAACTTGCTCCATTGACTTTGTTTTTTAATTTTTGCACCCCATCCTGAAATATCAATATGTTGGTACTTTGATATTTCTGATATAGATCGACACAACGGATAAGTTTCTACATCCAGTATTGGTTCATTTAATACAATTATTCCGATATCGTTTAAAACTAATTCACCTATTCCGTATACAGGATGAAGTATTGTTCCACTGATACAAAAAGTTCGACCGTCTAGTAATTTAATGTAATCTAAATTACCGCCATCTATACAATGTCCTGCAGTAAGAATATAATACGGACTAATTAAAACTCCGCTACCTACAAACGAATCTGTAGAGTGCAATGCAACAACACCGGGATACAAATCTGTTTCGGTGGTGCATATATCGAATCCTCGAAATATTCCTAGTTTAGGAACAGGTTCTTTTGATTCAACTTGAACGATTGGTTTGGAGATGCTGCAACCAATCAACAGCAACGATAAAACAAACCAGTTAAGGACTTTGAACATAAAGAGCCCTCCTAGTTTATTTATAAGCCTATTGATTTATAATAGTATTTTATTAATTAGTTAAATCAACAAAATCACATTTATCACCAGAACAGGCAAGAGTTTGATTGCCTACGGTTTGATCTTCTTGTTCAAAAGAAACCAATTCTCCAGTCCAATTGATTTGTTTAGGCAATATGTTACTTAAACTTTCCCATTCTTCTCTGGTACATTCCTGATACGGTGCCTGACGATACGAATGATCAGAATGAGGTAAAAACGATATTCCACTGATTTCATCGAAATGTTCGTATACCCATGCACCAACATCCATCCATTCAGATTCTTTTACTGTTACAGTTATACTGGGCTTATGTTCGCACCAGTGTCTTTGATAAGTTAACCATATCTTGAGATGGTCGATTGCAGTCAGGTCGTTCCTGGTAAAAGAATTAGGACAACTTACTGGAAACGAAAATACCATGGTAGAATCTGGTTTCATTACACATGGTTCTGCAGGAAATCCTTTGTCTAACATCATTTGACACAACGGGTCTTTTCTGTCTGCACGAACTGTACGAATATAGTATTTACTGTGTCTTGGATGAATTCCACTGGCAGAATCTGTTAATTGCGACACCGTTCCGCTTGGCTTGACACATGTGATTGCAGCGGCAGGATTGATTCCGATACGTTTTGCCCAATCTTTGTTGGTTGTGATTGCACTGGAACGAAGATCGTCCAACAAAGTTTCCAGTGTTTTGCCGGGATTTCTCATCATCTTGTTGTCTAAAATACCAGTAAGAGAAACTCCTAACAGTGCCTCTTCCTGACAGTTTTTCTTCCATTCCGAAGATAAATACGGAAAATGAGTTAAAGATGCCTGCCAGGTTCCTAGTATAGTGGCAAGTTGAACTTTTCGTTTAAGAGTTTCTGGAGTATCGTTTTCTCTGACAATTACTTCTGTCAGATTACAAAATTCACGATCTCTCAGAATAATTTCTGAACACGGATTCGTACCCCATTCGTAATTAGGATCTCTTCGGTCTCCTAATTTTGCAACAGTTTTCTTACAGGCATCACGATTGAAAATTCCTCGTTCTCCACTTTTCGATTTGTAAAGAGACAACCACTCTTCCATAAACACACCAATATCAGGTTTTTCTTTATACGCAACAGAATTATTAGAAAGTGATCGTTGAGGATTTGCCTCCCACCATTGTCCTACTTTGGCGTCTCTCATTTTCTCGTCTGTTAAATTGGACAGAGAAATTAGTGCAGATCGACGAACTCCTCCTACAACTACAACTTCAGCAATTTTACATACGATATCGTGGCACTCGATGCTCGTAAGTTTTCTGCCAGCAGCCCTCTTGAATGTATCAACGGTAAATCGGAACAAATCATTGAGCGGTTGTGGACCAGATGCGCGACCGCCGAAGGTTTTAAGTCTTGCTCCTGCAGCTCGTATCTTCTTAAGGTTCCACCTCGGAATTTGACCAGCAATAAGTAACGAGACGAGTTCTTTGTATGATCTTGCCCATCCCGCCTTACTGTCTTCCACACAGATTTCAGTTTCTGATGGAGAAAAGTTTTCAGCAATTGTAGGAAGTTTTTCAACATATTGGCGTTCTACACTAAATCCCACACCAGTACCACACATGAGTATGTATAAAATTTCATCAAAAGCTCGAACTCTGTTAACTGCAACATAACTACAATTATATCCTGCCGTGTTGTCTCTGTCAAGGGCCTCACCAGAAGTCATTAACGATCTCATACTGGGCATGATTTCCAGGTTTAAAACACTGTTTTCTAGTTCGGTTCGTAATTGTTTAGAAAGATTATACTTTTGACTTTCTGCCAAGTGATTTTCAAAAAAATCAAAATACCGTTTAACGGTTTCCGCCCAAGTTTCTCGTCTGTGTTCTTTTTCTAACCATCT